TGGAGCAATCGCAACCGATACCATCTACGCCCAGGCAATTGATCTTATCTTTAACACAACCCCTTTGGCTACCGTCCGGCCTGTTCCGAAATTAAAAGACGATGATACCGTTGTAGAGCAAGGAAAAGCCCTCCAACGCTTCGTCAATTGGATAGCAGGTTCAAAGGATGCAAACCTCCGCCAAGCTGCTGAGACTGCAATCCTAGAAGATATCCAACTCGGAACAGCCCTCATATACACCCCATATGTCCAGAAGACCAAGAAGACAAAAACCGCCAAAGTCCTCTCAGCCGGTCCACGTTTCTATTGCATCCCGGTAGAAGATTGCATTGTAACAGTTGGCAGCGTAGATAATATAGAAGAACTCCCTCTTGTTGGGATACGCTTTTACAAAACCCTCAACGAAATCCAGGCTCTCGCTTCCGTAAACAAATGGAACATCGAAGGAATTCAACCAATAGGCGCGAAGGATTGGGTGAGATCGGAACGTGAACGTCTCGGAAGGTATTCAGAACCGGGAAATCGTAAGAATACACTTTATGATTTGATAGATGTATATTGCTTTTATGACATCGATGGTGATGGAATAAACGAAGACCTTAAAATAGTCTGGAACCACTCAGGCCGTAAGATAGTATCCATCCAATACAACCCAATGGATCGTCGGCCGCTTGAAAAAATGGTCTACCAACTCCGGGCTCACATGTTCTACGGCCTCGGTGTAATGCAAATGATGGCTCCTTATGAGGATAAGTTATCGGATGTCCATAATTTCGCAACTCTCAACATCCTCCTTGCAAATTCTCGTGTATGGGTAGGTTCTGAGGGACTCCCGGAAACCATGAAAATGTGGCCTGGGAAGTATATTCAGACTCCTAATCCTTCTGAAGACCTTAAAGCTCTCGAAATGGGTGATGTATATTCCTCCATCTGGCAGGATCAAATGATCACAATGCAACTCGCAAACCAGCGTGTAGGGATAAATGACATCTCTCAACCAAATAAAATTCCCTCTCGTACTCCTGGCGTGACAGCTACTTCCTTTCTTCAACAAGTGAATAGACGATTTGTTCCGGCTTTTGATGGTATGAGGATATGTATATCTAATTCTCTCTCACAAGCTCTCTACCGCTACCAGGAAATTCTTCTCAAAGGTGGACAACAAGGAGAACAAGCAGAAGCCACAATAATGAACATTCTTGGATATGATGATGGAATGAAAGTAATCACCCTTCTCAAAAATCCATCTTTCGACGAGCAAGTTACAACAGAAATAACAGCTGCTTCCGCTTCTCTCAACCGTGAAGCTGACCGTCAAAATGCTGTCTTACTCACAAACATACTCGCACAATACTACCAACGAACAATTGAACTTGTAACTCTCGCAGCTAATCCGGAAACTCCTCCGGAAGTTCGTGATGTAGCTCGGAAAATAGCAAATAGCGCAGGAGAGATGATAGATCGGACAATTCGTACCTTCGATCAAATGCGAGATCCTGCAACCTTTATAATAGAAATGGACCAGGAGCTTAATTCCCTCTCAGAGGGTGGCGGAGATCAACAGGCTATTATGCAACTTCTCGGTCTTCTTGGACAAGGCGGTCCACCGCCAGCAGAATTAACACCAAGATTAATGCAATAGAAAGGATAAACCATGCGCTTTTGGATAGAATATCTCTCAACAAATGCTCAAGCATTTCAGGATTTTGAGAATTACTTTGTGGGAGTTGAGAAAAGCCTTGTAAAAGCTCTTTTAAAAGCTGTTAATAAAGGAGAAGGAAAAGATCGAATATATGAAATAGGTGTTGAGATGGGAGCATATGATAAAATAAGACAAAAATTAATGGTAGAAATGAAAGAAAAACAATCACAAATTGGCTTTGACGAGTCAAGAAAGGAGTAGTAAATGCCAGAACCCGTAATTGATCCTACGACAGGAGAACCGGTTGTAACACCTGCCCCAGAAGGAATCGTAATCAAACAAGAGGATTGGGATGCCGTTAAATCCAAACTTGATGCATTTGATAAAGGCGGAGGAGGAGGACAATTTCAGCCTCAAGCTCCTGTTGCGCCGGTTATACCCGCTGGTCCTACCCTCGCCGAGCAAGTATCAGAATTCGATACTAAAATCAATGCATTAGGAGTCGAGATAGATACAGCAATTAAAGACGAAAAGCCTATATCCGGACTTCTTTCAAAACGCGACTCTCTTACATCATCCCGGACACGTCTTGTCATTAAATCAGAAGACATCGATCCTGCTATGTCTGCTGGAGTCCAGACAATTGACCAGCTTTCTGCTGAAATGACCCGAGGTAATATGCCTTATTATGATACGGTAAAGGAGGATTACGAAGCGTCTCTTACAAACCTTCCTGCTGAATCACGTATGCAACCTGCCACTCGGAAACTTGCATATGAAATGGCAGTCGGTAAAAACATCGACAAAATAACCGACCTCAAAAAAGAAGAGATCCTTCGAAGTGCTGCTGATGATCCTACTCTTATTCCGGGAAATACCAATTCCCGAACAGTCGATACCGGCAACCCTGACACCCCTAAACCTGTAGATGTCCTCGGCAAAGACACAATGGCGGCTCTTAAAATGGCAGGTAGAACTCCTGATGAACATTATAAAAGTATCGGATACAAAGGATGGGATGATTTTTACGAAAAAACCGGAAAAGGATATTTTGAAGGAGGAGATGAATAATGGATGATCAAGTATTTACAACGGAAGAATTAAATAAGGGAACGGTAAACGGAACAATTCAACCAAATCTCCCACCTGCCGGTTACAAACGTGAAGAAGAACTGGCAATCCGTGAAGATAATCTCCAGGAAAAGGCCGAGACAATCAGCCCTGATAAAGAAGCCGTAAATCCTGAAGCTTTCAAACCTGACCGTGAGATTCAAGGAATGATACGGAAAGACTTCCTTTCAATTGGCGTAGACCATCCTGTTTACAAAACAAAATGGGTGAATTATATAAACCAACACGGAACAAAAGTGTGGGAAGCAAAAGCTGACGGTTGGCAGGTATCCAATGTCAAAGATTTCCCCGACGCTGTTCACCTCCGTAAGGAAGACAATACCATCCGTGTAGGTGATGTAATTCTCATGCACCTTCGTATGGATGAATATGTCCTTCTCATGGAACGCGAGAAAACTAAACGTCTCCGACAGCAATACGGCGTAGAAGCTGAAATTCATGAAATTGCCGCAAAACATCCTGATATATTCCCAAAGGTACACACGGAATCATCCGGAGGGCTTCCACCCAATATCCAAAAACGTGTTGAATCTAGCGCAATCAATGCCGCTGCAATGCGTAAAGCAGCCAAATCAACCGCCCGGCATACTCTTGGCAACAAACTCGCACAAGGAGATACCATCCCAGGAGTACCAATTAAATAAAACTTGCTTTTTAGGTATATTAGCTTTAAAATACGGTAGAAAGAGAATTATTGATGTTATTTAACAACAAAAAAGGAGGAAGTAAAAAATGGCATTAACTGTCAACGACCATATTAAAGCAATTGGAATGATCAATGGAAATCCTATTCCAATTATAGAGGTTGTTAAAGCCACCGGAACAACCTGGTTAAAAGGTGCTGTTATTATCATGACAAGCGGTCTTGCTGTTGAAGCTGCTGACGGCCCAACAACAGGGACAATTGTAGGAATAGCTATGGAAGCCGCCGTAAGTGGTAAATTAACTGCTTTAGTTCATCCAGTTTTACCGGGAGTTCTTTTCAGCATGAGATTAGGAACAGGCGATACAGGCGGCGATTATACCAGTGCTATCACTGATCGCTATCTTGCTTACGGTATATCCCTGGAAGGAACCACAGGAACATGGTACATCAACCAGGCTGATACATCCGATGTTGCAGTTCTCATAACGAGATTCATTGATACTATCGGCGATAATCTCGCATTGGTTGAAGTTACTTTCATCGATAGTGTATACGGCGCACAGACTTAAGTCGTTAATTTAAAAGGAGGAATT